TGCAGTGACTATTCGTGATGGGCTAGATAAATGCCCAGTCACAGACCGTGCTACTGCGTAGAACTTGTATGTATCTCCTACATGGGCACCATTGATAATAACAGTAGAAGGCGATTCCCCTGCACTTTTCCATGACTGTTGATACCCCAGTTCATCAGCAGGAACTCCTTCTTCAAAAAACTGAGCTTCTTCTGCAATTACAGCGTCAGTCTGATAATAAACCAATACTGTCTCTGCATTTACTGGAAGGTCGTACTTAACTTCAATATCATACCCACGGCTACCATCATTGTATTCACGATACTTGGTATTTGCTGAAATATGAGTAACCTCACTTGGTACTACAATTTCTTCATCTTCATCACTGGTTCTTCCAGTGGTAGAATAGTTATACCAATGAATACCACCAGACAATATATCACCATAAATAGTGTCATTATACTGTCTGCCACTGATTTCAAATGTACCCTTATTGGTTTCCTTTATTTCAGTAATGCGTATTGGTAATCCATTGAATACATTGTGATAGGACACTGTTACAACATCGCCCGGCTCAAGGTGCATTGCCTGTAAGCCAGTAGTAAACGATAATTGCAACGGGCATACAAGGTTATAGTCACGGTAGAACCTTGCCAATCTCAATGCTTGGTTCTGGGAAGTTACACCTTCAAGACTTACATCCTTGGTAGTAATCTTCTGTCTACGCTTTTGGTCAGCATAGTCATCAACAAGACACTTTACTACTGACCAGTTATTCAATGGGTCAACTATGGATACCTCATAATGGTTCGGTGTATTATCCAGTGTTAAAGGTTGTATCTTCAAATCGAAGCAACTGTCATCATTGAATCTGTATGATATCGGTGTCTCACGTTCAACCTTCAGTTTCAACAGGCCATCACTATATACAATGTAACCGCAGAAGTTTGCAAGAATTTCCTGTAGCCACTCTAACGCAGAACGCTTTTCATCAATTATCATATTCAATTCATAACGCTTAGCTTGTACCTGGGCACCACTACCATCAAGGAATGTAATTATTTCATCACAGTAATCGGCAGAGTCCATCCAAGAATCATTATCAAGGTCTTCCTCACTGAACCACCTGCCCAGACCATACCTTTTGGACAAGATAAAATCACGCAAACACAAAGCAGGGTTGGTTGAATACTCTGTCTTTCCAGTGCGTGGGTCATATACCTTCCGTCCAAGAACAGTACAGGTAACATTCGGATTACCATTAAGCTCACTGGATACTGTGAAATTCATATCTAACCATGCGAGATTAGGGTAGCCACCTACTTCTTCATAATTATCTGGTGCTTCACAGTCATGCAATGTATAGTTTGTTCCACCGCGTACAGTATCAGCTTCAAGATTTACACTAGTCAAATAGCAATCACCATTTACATTATGTAAGTTTCCCGGATACTGCGATGTAGCTGCCACTGGAAACGCTTGCCATCCTTCGCCCAGTCTGTTGATATAGCTAATTAATGACGATATGCTTACCTGCCATTCATCGTATACTGCGTCTTCAGTCATATCACCTGTAGTGCAAAGATAAATATTTCTAGTATTTCCATTACAAGTTAAGTATAAATGTTTATCGTCTATCCTAACGTGTGCATCAGAATACTTTGTATTCATAAGAGATATAACAGTATTAGCTGTCTGTGTTCCAGTAGGTATAAGAAGTTCATTCGCTGTAACGCTCTCTATTCCTTCTATGCCACCTTCGCACAGTACAACGTGTTTATGTAATTGGCTCAAGGTAGAATTACTTTTATGATACGTCTGATTACCGCTTATCTTACGTCTACCATATACTACTTGTATAGCACCAGTGGAAGACATTGTCTCCTGTATTTTATCAAAACGGTTTACAGTAGCACTTCCTGTATTCATATCAGGCTTATGTGTTGCTGTCCATATAGAAGAAAACAAGGAAGCACCTAGCATGAAGTTGCTCATCCACGACATACCAGAGCCAAACAAACCTACTCCACCTGAAAGAATACCTACGACAATTGAACCGAGTATTTTACCTGCACTCTTACCTCCGCCTTTACTCATTCTATCACCTTACCTATATACTGACTCAAATGGAATAGCCGGGAACCCACCGTAATGCTGCAAGTTACCATAGTATCTACACCGCTCCTGTGTTTTATTACACCCCTGCGTAAGCTGTACAGTCTTCCCTACTATTCCGTCTTGTAAAAAGTTTACATTCAAAGTTAATCTATTGCCCTCACTGGTTTCAACAACACGGGCCTCACCGCCAACAATAGCTACCCCATTGTTCCAATACCCTTTAGTCTCAGTGGTATCAATAACCATCTCATTGCCATTGACACTGACAATCTTTGCACTTACTGTTCTCGGAGTAATACTACATTCAGCGTCACCAAATTCACTGTTGCAAGCCAACTGGTAACAACGATTAGGACAGTCAATCTGTGGAAACCGTGATTCAATTTTACAAGTAAACACACCATTAGAATATGATGGTTCATCAATGTATCCGCTGAACACCCACTCGGATATCGTTGGGTCAGACAGGGAATCAGGATACATTATTCTAAAGATTGTAGCTGCTGAACCTCTGAAATCATACCCATTGACAACATAGCTTAGCATATCATAATTACAGTCCCCCAATGAGATGTTACAGCTATCAACAATATTATCCATTGAACGGGTCAAGGACTCACGCTGAAAAGGAACTGCTGTATATGTTTCTCCATTGAAAACAATGTCTTCATCGCAAGCAGCTATACGAACCTCACCTATTGGAAGCCACAATTTATACAACTCTATAAAAAAGTTCTGACTGGCTTCTTTTGCTTCTGCCATTTTTACTGGCAATACTATCATTCGTACTCACTCCTTTTACATACTGTTAAAGATATGCTAGCTTTGTAACCAATTGTACCTACTCCCTCAAAACCACGAACCTCAGTGAAGTTTATTGTAGGCTCGCTAAACCTACATACATACTCTGTTCCATCATAGTTCCACAAAAAAGGCAAGTAGTTACCGCCATGGGCCATAATGAAATTTTCAAGGTATTGCTTCATGGTAATATCGCCCTGTACATTGAAGGAGAATGTAATACGAGGGGAAACCCATTTACGCTGAAACTGAGTTGTACCAGACTCATACTCAACCTTATTTGTTCCAAAGTTATAACTTTTATCTACATCGCCTCTCGGCTTTAAATTCAATGTTTGCATTTATTCACTTCCTCTTGTATCCACGAATGAAGTACGGTTGCCACCAACGGCGTGTATAAATCGTACTCATGGTAACACCTTCAACACATGGTACCTGCATACCTAATGCCTTACCATAACCTATGTATAATAAGAAATGCAAGTCACCTTTAATTCGGACAATAATAATGTCACCATATTTTAAATCATTCGGGTCCTTAGTTTTATCAAAGTGCTTATTGAAAAATCTTATTATTCTACTTGGAGCAGTATCATGCCAATTTCTTTCTATTGGCAACCCGTCGTCCAGTTCTATCCAATTGTGTTCATGGTAAAACAATCGCATTAAGCCAATACAATCAGCTTTCTCAAAGCTATGTTCACCGAAGTAATGTGGTATACCTATATATTTATTTATATTCTCCATTGCTTTCACCAAAAGAAAAAAGAGAGGAACAATGCCCTCTCTCTTAACGTACAATATCTTTCAATGCCTTCGCAGCTTTAAACACTGGGGCATCATAGCCAGCAATCTGAATAGCCTCGCCAGTCATTGGGTTTACTCCCGGTCTACCTGCACGGTGCTTTACCTTGAAAGTACCAAAGCCAACCAGTCGAATATAACCGCTGTACTCAAGTTCATGCGTTGCTACTTCCTTGAAAGCATTGATTACCTTTGCGGTTTCCTTCTGGGTTACACCAGATGCCTTTGAGATTGCCTTGACTAATTCCTTCTGATTCATAGAAAATCCTCCTTAAAAATAATGTAATGATAATAACCATTAAACCTAGCATACCAAGAGCCTTCACTCTACTTTGCTTTCAAGCCTAATTGTTCGACCACAGAGATGACAAGTCTGAGCAATAGGGAGCTACCCTAATGCTTCTTGCCACGGTCTAGCTCTGGGAAGACTGGTTACTTCCAACGTTCACCCGACATTCAGAATTATGTTTTGTTTGCATATTTTCAAAATGTCTTTTTGTATACTTGTGGAATTGGGCTACTTATACGACACTGCTCTCTTATAGGAACATTACTTCCATCACCACAAAGCCCTTTGAGTGGTATTCCCTTGTATTTTTACTACGTTTACCAGACGCAGATACAAGGGTTATTCTCCACAGGAGCGTCTATTGCAGGGTCGAGAGGGTGTCTGTCTTACCAGACCATCAGCATTGCATTGGTTCCAGTGGTTGAACCTCGTTCTTCCCCGATAGCCTTACAGTTATCAGGAAGGGTATCATGGAAACGTATCCGTCACCACAAATCCTCCATTAGGAACCAATCCTGCAAACGGAATCACCGCCTTATGCAGCAGGTTTTACTATGCTAAGTTTAATGGTTATTATTCATCTTCTTCATCATCAAGAATGGTATACTGTATCTGTGCTCCACAGTTAGTGCAATGACAAACATGGACAATACCTTGCTGTTCATAGCCAAAGTCTTCAGCATCAAAATCTGAATCCCATATTACTGACCGTGAGCCACAATGAAAACATTCGTACACTTAATCACTCCTTTTGACAATGACAGGACTCGAACCTGTATCTCCCCGTCAAGACCGTTGTTTTCTCCATTAAACTACATTGTCATATCAAGGGTGGAAGCAGGGCTTGAACCTGCAACTCGGCATTAAACATGGACAAGCCAGTTGTACCTTATTCTTCCATTGAATTACTCCACCATATCGGGGCGACTGGTTTTACATCCTATCGCCGTCAGATGAATGTTATAGACGTTTGTTGTCTACCTAGCCTTACAGGTGTCTCTAGTTCCATCCACAGAACTTCAGGCATACCCAACTCAACACCATATTGGGACTTAGGGTTCGGTGTCTGGGGTT